ATAAAAACCCCCAAATTTACAAAATTTCAACCAACCACAACCAATCAAATGGATTACTTAAGCGAGCTTGCTCAAACAGACGCGTCGATCATGTCTTACGGAGATGGTCAAATAATGATGAAGACTAAACTTGGTCTTCATGTACAGAAGGTGGAACAAAAGGGATTCTCAGATGAGAAGAATGATGTAGTGCGAGACGATACTATGGAAACGGTGGCCAACTCCCAACGGTCAGCTGATGTACAACAAGTGTTGGACTCCCTTAGTGGGGAAAGGTTTACCGAGAGGTTAAACACATCAGTTGCATGCGTAGGGACTATATACGGCAGTCAACAGGCTGTAATCCACTCAGAGCGAAACCATTCATACTTTGGTATGAATAAGCGCTACTTAACTACTGACGGTATGCCGAATGAGACTGCTATAATCAAGAGGCTTAAAGAACTAAATATAGTACAGGAGGTGAAAGAAGCCAGGTTAGGTCGATTATACAACTCGGTTTTTACGCGTGATTTCTATGATAACGCATCGTTATTGTTATATGTCCTACACACCCAGATGTACCTATATAGATTTTGGTCAGGCAACAAAGTATATACACATGTCATACCTATAGCCTATAATGATGTGGTAGGTATCTTAGAGGGTACAGTTGGCCAGGCCACAAATGCGTTCCGTGAATATATAGCACACCACCCACAGGGTGTAGGCCTTGGTAAAGGGGACGTTGAGGTAGCGGAGTGTGTTAGAATGTTAATGACTTGGGTCGATGAAGTTACTGAAGCGGTTGATAGAGAAAGGGACGATGTGATAAAGGCTCAACTTGCTGCTAGTGCGAAGTATGATTGGACAATCAAAGTATGGAAGATGTATTCCTATAATGATGGCCACTCTCGTAGTGGTAACACATTTGGTAACGTATTTGGTTTTAGAAAAAACATGTTTAAAAAACCAGGTAAGATGTTTACATACAGGACGTCATCTAGGCAATGTATTGTAAGCTTTGACCCAGCAGCACACATAAACGATGGGGCTGCGGACGGGTATGGAAATAACGATTACTTTATCAACTGCACTTCTCTAACAGTCAAAGAAGTATCTATATTGAGCCAGATATTGAATGGGGTCACGAGGCAAACTCCATTTTTGGCGGACCAGACCGTGGACTTAGTTGAAGACTTGGTTAATGTTACTAGCCTTGGGCCAATCAATTACAGTCCTAACAACTTTGAATATACAGGTAGGGACTTGCACCAACTCCTAATAAAGTTAATCAACTCGCACAGATGGCATGAAGACTACTTAACTGCCACAAGGGCAGCCAAATATTGGTTGGCACAACCGGCAACTGAGACAGTAGAGTCGCATTGGTGGTTACATCAAGAGAGAAGATTAATACTACCTAAGCTAGGTCTTAAAAGGGCGTGCTTCCACTTCTTGATTCAAGATGAGGGCGTGTGCACTACACAACAAGCAATAGACATAGTGACTAAACTTAAACTTAACGACGACAGGTTTACAATAGAATCGTTGTTGATGAACACATACTGGTATTGGGGTGAATTCATGTATGTACATAATAAGCTATCCCAGGCCAAATTACAACAATCTTTACGTGGTTTCAAAGTGATGGATCTTGAAGAGCGGATCAGGGCGGATGGGTTGGTATCTGCTATGATAGGAAAGAAAATAGACTTACCTATACATACTTGTGTACGCACAGAGTGGGCTGTGCAACTGGAAGAAAAGTATAATATAATCGTACCCTTTGGTACTATAAACTTTAACTCGATAGCCGACTATGGTTACCGTAGGAATGCTGATGAGAATTATATATTAGACACGCTTGTCACACCTGGGTGTAGTGCTGCTATAATCGGTATGAGCGGTACGTTAATG